ATGGGTGGTTGCTAATAAGCAAAAGTATAATATTGTTTCAGTTTCTGCATCACAAGGAAATCATACTTTGGGAACAGGTCCAAATTATTGTCCAATTCGTGTAACACATGCAGAACTTATTGGAAATATTGATAAGTTGTCTGCTGCTGGAGTTGCTACAATTTTTGCTGCTGGAAATATTAGAGATTACTCTAGAATTGACTTTCCAGCATGTATTCCACAGGCTGTAGCAATTGGTGGAGCAACAGAAGATAATGCAATGGCTCCATATTCAAATGCTGCACCAGAGGTAGATTTTTATTCTCTTGGAGTATTTGATACTCAAATTGGAAGATTTGCAGGAACATCTGCAGCAACAGCAGCATTTTCTGCATCGTGGGCTAAAAATTACAAGGGTACATATCAAGCAACATATGATTACTTTGTATCAGTATCTAAGCCAGCAGTAGGAAGAACAACTACAACCAATAGGCTTGTAAGTCTTTTAGGTTAAGTGGTTTTGGTCTGTAACTCAGATGGTAGAGTGCCGAACTGTTAATTCGGATGTCGCAGGATCGATCCCTGCCAGACCAGCAAAAGCGAGTGTTGCATAATGGTAGTGCTTCTGCCTTCCAAGCAGATGGTGCCAGTTCAATTCTGGTCACTCGCTCTAAGGCCCTATCTTCTAGTGGTCAGGATACCAGGCTTTCATCTTGGTGAGCAGAGTTCAATTCTCTGTAGGGCTACGAAGTTCTGATATAATAAATTATCTATCAAAGGAGAAAAAATGCTTGATCAAGATTTACATCCAATATCATCTAGACCACATAAGTTTTTTGAAAGATACTTAGAAAACGATTTAGAAAAACTTTCAAGATTCTTAGAAGAAAAATATCAATTAATTCAAACCGCTCAAATACGTGGAGTTGAAGAATTAGGAAAAGAAGAAATTTGGCTTGAATCTGGAAGTCTTTCTACAGTAAAGTGGAGAGAATACAATGTGTTTCAGTTCTTAAACCCAGAAATTTATAATATTTTTAAAGCCATTTCAGAAACAACTCGTGAAGCGTGTAAATATTATGAGGTAGATTTTGATGCTCAAAAGTATATGGTTCAGGGTTGGTTTAATATTACACATAGCGGAAAAGGAAAGTTAGGCTGGCATGATCACGGCGTTCCATTTGCTCCAAATTTTCACGGATACTATTGCATAAATGCAGAGCCTTCAATTACTCACTATAGTATTAATGATGGATCTCAAAGAGTTTTTGATAATGTTAATAAAAACAACAGAATGATTATTTCTGAAATGGGTCACCCACATGCTATGGGGGATTGGGAATGGGAAGGGTCAAGAATTACTCTTGCCTATGATATTGTGCCATTAGAGGCATTAATAAAAAATAAATTAGTAATTGAGCAACATTGGATTCCACTCCTTTAAAGTCAATCTCATTTAAAATTATTTACAATAAGTTAAAGGGAAGAGATTATCCTCGCTTATGATATAATCATAGTGTATCTGCCAAATGGGGATACATTAACTTATTCGCTTGAAAGGGGAATAAAATGGTAACACAGTTTGCAATGGATCTATTCAATGATCCTTTTTTTATTGGCTTTAACAGAGAGTTAGGCCGTTTAAATACAGCACATAAAACAAACTCACAGACATATCCTCCATATGATCTTCTTAAATTAGATGAAGATACATATAGGATTTCTTTGGCTATTGCTGGATTTTCTAGGGAAGATATTAATATCTCAGTAGACAATGGAACTCTTATTATTAAGGGTGAGATTGTAGAGGTAATGGATGCTGAAGTTGTTCATAAGGGAATTGCTGGTCGTAAATTTGTACGATCATTTGCTCTTGGAGAATATATGGAAGTAACTGGTGCAGAAATGAAGGATGGTATGCTACATATTAATGTAGATCGTATTATTCCTGAAGATAAAAAGCCAAAAACTATTGAAATCAAACTTGCTAAAAAGTAGTATATAGGCTATAATTATATAAGAGACCTAGGTATGTCTTTAAACTGCCCCTTAATATTAGGAGATAAACATGGCAGCAAAAGGTAGTCTAGAAGCAATCATTGAGGTTGCAAAAAAAGAGTTAGGAACTATTGAAGGTCCTAAAGATAACGAAACAAAATACGGTGCATGGATTAAAGTTAACTTCCAACCATGGTGCCAGTCATTCGTTTCTTGGTGTGCAATGTCAGCAGGAGTTTCAAAGTTCCCAAAGTCTGCATCAACAGTAGCAGCATCAGATCAATTTAAAAAAGAAGGTCGTTGGTCAGATGCTCGTAATGATGATCCACAAGCAGGAGATTGGATTTACTTTGATTTCCCAGAAGATGGCGTAAATCGTATTTCACATGTTGGTATTTGCATTAAGAACAATGGTGATGGAACTATTCAGGTTATTGAAGGAAACACTTCAGGAACTGCAAAGGGAGATCAACGCAATGGGGGAATGTGCGTAGAGAAGACTCGTGGTTATGTAAAGAATAACAAGAAGAAGTTAGTTAATGCTGTAGTTGGTTGGGGCCGTCCAGTTTATTCTGGTGAAGAAAATACTCCACTACTAAATAAGTTAGCAGCAACTCCAGTAAAGGCAACATCTCCAGATGCTGCCAAGAAGTCTGCAGTAAGTAAGTCTTCTGGTGGTGGCAAAGGAAATCAGGTTAAGTAATTGCCAGTTTATGAATACAAATGTACAGGACAATGTTCTAAAGTTGTAATCAAACAAAGATCTATTAAAGATACCGATCCAGGGTATGAATGTGAAACTTGTACTCTACCACTGGAACGTGTATACTCTAATGTAACAGCAGTATTCAATGGTAGTGGATTCTATTCCACTGATAACAGAAAGTAGCGGTATACTATGAACATGACAATGACAGAAGAAGTTGTTCAAAAAGAATGGCTATTAAAAGCAACAGATCGTTGTGATTCTTGTCCATCAGAAGCACTTGTAAAGGTAACTGGAATATCTGGAGATTTAATGTTTTGTGGGCATCACTATAACAAGATTATGAATGATGCGGGTGGATATAAAAAAATGATGTCTTTTGCATTAACTGTAATTGACGAACGAGAAAAATTGGCGGTATAAATAATGTATGAATATTATGTAAGAAAAGTAGAGAACGTAGTAGATGGAGATACCATTGACGTTCTTATTGATTTAGGGTTTGATATTATATTTGGATCCCGTGTAAGATTGGCTGGCATTGATACCCCTGAGTCTCGTACAAAGGACCTTGCTGAGAAGGCTCTTGGTCTTGAAGCCAAGGAGTACTTAAAGAAGTCTCTTAAGGATGCTAAGTCTGTTGTAATTAAGACTGAGAAGATGGACTCATCTGAAAAGTATGGTCGCATTTTAGGCTGGGTGTATGTAGATGGCAACACTATTTCACTTAACGACATGATGATTAATGATGGGTATGCTTGGGGATATCTTGGAGATACAAAGGTTAAAGATTTTGGAGCACTTAAAAAGGCTAGATTAAAATCAGGTAAGTAATGAATGCAAAAAGTCAGGCTTTGCTTGAGCATCTAATAGTCCAAGGGGCTATTGAGATGTCTGGTATTGATCAAAATGGTGAGATGACATATTCAATTACAGATAAGTTACAAGAAGTTCATCCAGAACTATACATGGAACTTAAGAATGAGTTTGAATACAACATGTTTGAGATGATTCATGCTGGTCCAAAAATTATGACATGGAAAATTAGGACAAATTAAATGAAGATGATTCTTTATTTTACTGCTGATTGGTGTGGTCCTTGTAAACAAACAAAACCAATTGTTGAAGAGTTAAATCGTGAACAGATTATGGCTAAATTTTTTATTATTGATGTTGATTCAGAGATTGAAATGGCTCAAGATTTTGGCATTAGATCTGTTCCAACTTTTGTAGTAATGAAAAATAACAAAGAGGTTTATCGTGTAACTGGCGCAAAATCAAGACAGCAGTTAGAGGAGTTGATCAGGTATGAGCAGCAGTGAAGATGATTTAATAAATAACTTAATCCTTCAAGGAGCCTTAGAGGTTGCTGGCCTAGATGCTGAAACTGGAGAGTTCCTGTATGCAGTAACTCCCAAACTTCAAGAAATAATGCCAGATATGTATGAAGACCATCTTAAGGTAGTAAATAAAGACCTTCTAAATTTATGGGAAAAAGGATACCTAGATATTGACTTTTTCTTAACAGATCCAATAGTTACTATATCTGAAAAGGGTCTTGATAAGGCTGAGGTTTCTAAACTAACTAAGCCAGAAATCTGGGCACTAGAAGAAGTCAAAAGACTACTAAAGAACTAAAATCTGATATAATGAATATCTAAAGTAGGAGGATTGCTATGCCAGTAGGTAAGCCAGTAGGAGAATATAAGGTTATTACAAGCCTAGAAAAGTCAATGCCTGTAGAAGGTGATTTTGTTATTACAACAGGAGAAGATGAAACATATGTTGGAATTATTCAATATGTGATGGTGGATGGCATGTTTGGAATAGAATACTCTGACTATTCATTAAAAGCCTCAACAGAAGAGCCAGTAGTCCTAGTCCGTATTCTTGAATTTGAGGAAGACTATGGTTGGGATGAAACTGAATATTTAATTGGTGTAAAGGCCTCTATGGTAACAAAAATTGAACCATTATTTATTCCAGATCTTCAAAATAATAATTCTATGAATTCAGAGGTTGCAATGGCAATGTATGATTCATCAATTGGAAAATCAGAAGAAATGGAAGATGAAATGGAAAAAGCAAAAAAGCCTAACTATGGTGAAATGATTCAACCACGTTCTGGTGGTTCAACACCTTCAAATCCTAAACTATATGCAAGAGTTGTTCAAGCAGCAAAAGATAAGTTTGATGTTTATCCTTCTGCCGTTGCAAATTCTTGGGTAGTACAAGAGTATAAGCGCCGTGGTGGAACATATAAGTCTCAAAAAGAATTAGGATCAGATAATTTTTGGAATGGATTTTTAAAATAATGCCAAAGAAAAAAGCAAAATCATTTAATGCAACACAAATTAAGGACGGAAAGATTGTACGCATGAATAAAAACGGTACAGTTAAATCTATTCTTGGTCCATATGAAGTGAAGCATACAAAGAAAGATAAATAATGGCAGATACATACTCACCTAATGCAGGTATGAAGGCTGCTGCTAGACGTGCCTTGAAGTGGAAAGAAGATGGTAAGGCTACAGGTGCTGGAACTCCAGTAGGCTGGGGCAGAGCAACAGATATTGTTAGTGGAGCCTCTATGTCTCTTGATACTGTTAAGAGAATGTACTCTTTCTTTTCACGTCATGAAGTAGATAAAAAAGGTAAAGGTTTCTTTGATGGACCAGAGTTTCCATCAAATGGAAGAATAATGTGGGATGCTTGGGGTGGAGATGCTGGTTTCTCATGGAGTCGCAGCATCGTTGAACGTGAAAAAAACAAGACAGAAAAGGTTTGGCAAGGAAGTCCATTTAGTTT